GGGCTAAAAATGGCAAAAGGAAAAACGAATAACTCGGATTTACCGATAGAAGAGCGGATCAAAAAAGCGGAGAAAAAATTAAAGACTTTTTTTGCGACATTAGATGAAGAAAAAAAGAAATTCCTCTCCGAGCCGATCCACCAACTCGCGGTATCTCAAATCATACTCGAGCGGCTTTCCGAGGAGATCGCAAAGGGCGACGTTATCGAGCTTTTCGAGCAAGGAAAACAGAAAATAAGGCGCGAAAATCCCGCCTTAAAGAGCTATAATACGACGATAAAAAGCTACACCTCGCTATTAAAACAGCTCCTCGAACTCCTTCCTAACAACGACGCCAAAGCCGCGGGCGAGGCTATATTGACGTTCGTAACGGGAGGAAAAACGGCGGGCAAAAAGTGAATTTCATAGAGGAGTATTATTCCAAAATCGAACGCGGCGAAATCGTAACGAGCCGCCGCGTTCGAGCGATATACTCCCGCCTCGCCGAGGAGATACGAAACCCGAAAGAAAATTCCCCGTATTATTTCGACGAGGAACTCGGCGAGCGTCCGATTATCTTTATCGAGACGTTTTGTAAACAATCTCAAGGCGCTCTCGGCGCCCCGCTTAAACTCGAGCTTTTCCAAAAGGCTTTTATTCAAGCGCTTTTCGGTTTTATCGAGAAAGAGACGGGGTTCCGTAGGTTCCGCGAAACTCTGTTTTTGTGTGGACGAAAAAACGGTAAATCTACCCTCCTATCCGGAATCGCGCTTTATATGCTTATCGCGGACGGAGAGGGCGCCGCCGAAATATATTCCGTTGCAACAAAAAAGGATCAAGCGAAAAAGGTTTTGACCGAGGCTGTCAATATGATAAAGCAAAGCCCGGAACTCCGCGCGATCCTAAAAAAGCGCCGCAACGACGTATATTTCCCCCTTACATCTTCTATTTTCGAGGCTCTCGCCTCCGATTCAAATACCCTTGACGGCTTAAACGCTCACGGCGTAATTATTGACGAGCTCCACGCGATACGAGATCGTAACCTTTACGAGGTTATGAAACAATCCATTTCGAGCCGACGTCAACCTCTTGTCGTTATGATTACGACAGCCGGAACCGTTCGCGAATGTATCTTCGACGATATGTATAAATACGCTTGCGACGTTGCCGACGGTATTATCGAGGATCCTCTTTTCCTCCCCGTACTCTACGAACTCGACGCCCGCGAGGAGTGGACTAACCCGGAAATGTGGATCAAAGCGAATCCCGGTCTCGGAGTTATCAAGCAATATAAAACCCTCGCCGCTTTTGTCGAGAGGGCTAAAAACAATCCCGCGGATCTCCCGGGTGTTCTCTGTAAGGATTTCAACGTCCGAGAGAATAGCTCGGAATCTTGGTTATCATTCGAGGAAATCAACAACACCGCGACATTTACACTCGAGGACGTTTACAATACATACGCGATCGGAGGTTGCGACCTCTCCGCTACTACCGACTTAACGGCGGCGACGCTTCTCATACGAAAGCCGGGAGACGAGACCGTCTATGTATTGCAACAATATTTCCTCCCGGAAACTCGCGTCGAGCACCTCGAGGACAAAAACACAAACGAGGCGCCCTATCGAATATGGGAAAAGAGAGGGCTCCTTACAATATGCTCCGGAAACCGCGTCAATTACTCGGACGTTACGGCTTGGTTTGTAAAAATGCGCGACGAGTGGCAAATAACGCCCACAAAAATCGGTTACGACCGCGCTCTCGCCGGGTATTGGGTGGAGGAAATGAAAAATAATAATTTCGTTATGGAGCAAGTAGCGCAAGGCGCCTTTACGTGGTCTCAACCTATGCGAGAAATGGGCGCCGCGATTGCGGCTCATAAAGTAAATTATAACAACAATCCCGTTTTGAAATGGTGCTTATCGAATACCGCCGCCAAAAAATCGGGCTTGAATAATATCGAACCGAAAAAGATCACCGATAAAAGACGAATCGACGGCGCGGTATCGCTCCTTAACGCTTGGGTGGTTTATGTTCGGGACTACGAAAATTATATGTATTTTGTGGGGTAAAAATCAAAATGGGACTATTTGAAAAAATTTTCGGTAAAAAAGAATCGCCGCGAAGCCTCTCAACATTCCAACTCTTAAACAGTTATACGAGCACCTTTACGCCGTTCTCGGGTAATGCGTGGGCGGACGACAAAGTAAGAGCCTCGGTTGACGCTTTCTCTCGTCGAGCGGCGGTCGTGAAGCCGAAACACGTAAGAATGAACGACGGAAAAGCCGTCGAGGTAAACGACGAGATAAATCGAATTTTGCAATTCCGCCCGAATCCGTATAATACGGCGTACAGCTTCTATTATCGTTGCGCGGCGAATTACAAAGTATATAATTACGCTTGCGTTTTTCCGATTTGGGACGAGTTCACCGGAAAGCTCAAGGAGATTTACAACATCAACGCGAGAGCGCTTGAACTCAAAGAATATCAAGGCGAGATTTTCGTTTTGTTTAGATTCGCGAGCGGAAAACAATACGCGCTCCCGATAACCGACGTCGCTTTCGTCGGAAAGCATTTTCTCGATCACGATATTTTCCCCTCCGGAAACAATCCTTTGACACCGGTACTCGAGACCGCGAACACATTCAATCAAAGTATGAGCAAATTCGCGGAGCTCGTATCCGTTATTCGCGGTACGCTCGAGGTTCAAGGCGGAGTAAAGAACGAGGATCTCCGAAAGCGCCGCGAGGAATTTATCCGAGATAACCTTTCCCTCGAAAATAACGGCTCCGGCGTTATTGTAACGGATAACCGATACAAATATACGCCTATGACGGACAAGACGACGCCTATCCCGGATAAACAGCTCGCCTATGTTAGAGATTCCATTCACGAATATTTCGGCACAAACGACAAGATCGTAACCAACAAGGCGACGCCGGAGGAAGAATCCGACTTTTACATAGGAGAACTTCGCCCGTTCTTTGTTCAGCTCTCGCAAGCGCTCACAAATTGCCTCTTTACGCACAAAGAGAGAGGGTTCGGGAATCAAATCGACGCGGACATAAATACGCTCGAATACGCAAAGCTCCCCGACCGCCTCGCCGCCGTAAAATATCTCGCTGACATTGGCGCTCTTTCGCTCGATCAAGCTCTCACGACGATCGGCTATCCTCCGATCGGAGGAGAGGAAGGTCGCCGCAGAGTGCAAACGCTCAACGTCGTAAACGCAGATAAAGCGGATCAATACCAACTCGGAGACGAACCTCCAAAGGAACCCGCCGAGCCTCCTAAAGACGGCGAAGAAACCACACCCGGAGAGGGAGAAGGAGAAAACGAATAATGCCATTCAAGCCTAAAGAGAGAGAATACCGTTCTTTCGGTACATACAACCTCGGGGAGAGCACCGAGGAAGAAAACAAGCTCATAATTCGCGGAACCCCCGTCGTATTCGATACGCCTACTTGTTTATACGAGTATGACGGAATCAAATTCTACGAGAAGATCGCCCGCGGAGCTTTTGATAAAGCGGATATGAGCGATTTTATTTTTAATTTGAACCACGAGCTAACACCTTACGCCCGCAACAAAAACGGATCGCTTAATTATAGCGTGGGAGACACGTTCGATATTGAGGCGATTCTTGACGGAACGGACGAGAGGCACCGTCAGCTTTACGGGGATATAAAGGCGGGAAGAATTGACAAAATGAGCTTTTCTTTCACGATTGCCGAATCGAGCTACGACGAAGAGACGAGAACGCGAACAATTATCCGCGTCAAGAAGCTTTACGACGTCTCGGCGGTAACGTTCCCCGCCTACGAGCAAACATCAATTTCCGCGAGGAGCTTCTTTGAGGAGGAGTACAAAAAAGAGGTTCAGCTTTTGGAGCAAGAGCGCCGCAGACAAGAGCTCATTATCAAAACTTTACTTTAACACACAGAAAGGAAAATCAAAAAATGCACGAAATCATTAAGAGAATGAACGAAATCAAGGCGCGAAAGGCTGAAATTCGCGCACAGCTTGAGCAGAGATCCGCCGAGGTGGATCTTCCCGCCCTCGAGACCGAGGTTCGCGACCTCGACGCCGAGTATAACTCCCTCGAGCAGAGAAAGAGAATTATTGAGGGTATCGGCGACGGAACCGTACCTACGAACCCCGTAGCAAACCCCGCCGCACCCGCAAACAACAGATCGAGCGAGATTACCTTCTCCCGCGAGACCGTACTCTCTACTCCCGAATACCGTACCGCGTGGGCTAAAACCCTTATGAGACGCGCTCTCTCCCCCGTAGAACAGAGAGCCCTCGAGACCGCGATCACAACTACCGCGACCGAGTTCTCCGCGCCCTCCGCTGACGCTGACGGCGTAAACAACGGCGGTTTGTTTATCCCTACCGACATTAACACCGCGCTTATGGAGGCGATTTCCCTCGTTTCTCCTCTCTTCCGCGACGCAAACAGAACCGCGGTTCCCGGTTTGCTCAAGTTCCCCTATAAGAAGAGCGCGAGCGGTGCAAAGAACAAGAAGGAAACCGAGCAGACCGCCGACGCTTCTATCGAGTGGGCGGAGCTTTCCCTCGGTCTCACCGAGATTTCCGAAACAATCCGCGTTTCTTGGAAACTCGAGGCTATGGCGGTCGAGGAATTTATTTCCTACATCACCGACGAGCTAATCGAGCAGGTGCGCGACAAGGCGGTAACCGAGCTTATTTACGGCTCCGGCGACGAGCAGATGAAGGGCGCCACCGTTGACGCTATCGCTCACACCTACGAAGGAACCGCCCTCGACGGTATCGGCGAAGGTCTCGCAAAGCTCGGCAAGAAGCAGAAGATCGGCGCGAAGATCTACGTAGCGCAGTCTATCGTAGAGGAGATCTCCTTTACAAAGGACGATCACGGAAACTACATCTTTACGCCTATTAACGGCGTAGGCGTGAAATCCGTCGCTACCTATCCCGTAGAGGTGGATCCTTACCTCAACGACGGCGATTTCGTTATTGGTAACGTTCACCGCTACTACCGCCTCAACGTGGTAGAGAATGTATCTCTCACGAAGGACACCTCCGGCAAGAAGAGAGCGAACGACTATACCGCATATACCCTTATGGCGGGCGCCGCACAGCCGAACACCCTCGTTTACGGTAAGAAAAAGAGCGCCTAAAGGAGGGCTAAATAATGGCGGACACATATAACAAGACCGAGATTTCTCAAGAGCTTTTGTATGCCGCCCGCCTCGCCGTCCGCGCTAACCGTACATCACACTTTGACGGGGAGATTAAAGACCTCATTTTCGCGGCTCGAAAAGAGCTTACGGAGATCGGGGTTCTCCCCGAAAAAGCCTACGACGATAACGATCCTCTCACCCGTCGAGCTTGTATTCTGTATGTAAAAGCGGAGTTCGGTCTCGATAACCCCGACGCGGAGAAATACCGCGCGAGCTTTGAATCGCTCAAAAAACACTTGAGCCTATCGAGCGAGTATGTCGGGGGGTGAGGGCGTATGTATTGGCGCGACGTCGGCTACCTTTGCCGAGAAAAAGAAACTCTCGATAAATTCAACCGACCGCAAAAAGCCGGGTTTGAAAAGAGAGAGGTTCTTTGTAACGAGACGGGAGTAAAGCGCTCCGAATTTTATCAAGCGCAAGCCGCGGGCAGAAAGCCCGAGATTTGCGTCGAGGTAATGGCTTACGAGTATGAGAACGAAAATTATTTCGAGTACGAGGGAGTAATGTATAAAGTTCTCCGTTCTTTCCCCGTGAAGGGCGAGAAAATAGAGCTCGTATGCGAAGGAATGGCGGCGGGTAATGGCTAACAAAGCCTCCTCCTCTGTTACCTTCATAGACACCTCCAAAGAGGCAAAAAAGACTATGCAAGGGCTCTCTAAAACAGCCTTACGCGAGAGCGGTAAGGTAGTTAGAAAGCTATTGAGAGAAAAGATAGCCTCCTCGGGGCTCGTACATTCTAACCGATTCAAAAACCATATAGGAACGTGGGCGTTCATAGAAAGAACGACCGGTCAACCACAACTACAAATAGGATTCTACTCTCGAGCGCGGGTAATTAAAAAAGGCAAAAAAGCCTCTAACGCCTCCCCACATTGGATAGAGTTCGGAACGAAACCTCACCCGATAAATTCCGAGCACTATATGAGATACGAGGATAACGTTTTCGGTTTTCACGTTCAACACCCCGGACAAGCCGCTACACATCTACTCCGCGATACCGTTCAAAACAATATCGCCGAGATCCGCAAAGCTCAAGAAGAATACCTCGCCTTGCTTAACGACGAACTCGAAAAAGCGGGCGCCAAAATCTACGAAGGAGAGGAGGACGAAAGCGATTGAAAGTAGATACCTCCGCGTTTATTGAAACGCTTATCAAGGAAATAAACACTATGAGAGAGGGATTTATCGCATATTACGACAGAGCTCCCGCAAAAACGAGCTTTCCGTATAGTGTGGTAAGCGGGCTTACCGCGTCCGACCTCGCCGCCGGGGATCTGTCTATGTTTGATGTTGATATATGGACGGACGACAAACTCCCGACCGCAACGGAGGATCTCGAGAGTATTTGCGACGATCTCCGAAATTTCCTTCACAATAGAATCATATCCCGAGAGGGAGTGTTCGCCGGACATATCGGCTACGAAAGCCGGGACACCTCCGACGATCGCGAAAAAGATCTTTCGCACCGCCGCCTCGTATTTGCGGCAAGATTATTTTACTACTAACAAGGAGGAGGCAAAATGCCAACTGTAACCAACCTTACAAAACAGCAAGTCGAAAATATACAGATCGACGAAGGTCTCGTATTTGTTGACTATGGCGAGCCGACCGAGCGCAAGCTCGCGCCTACTCGCGGAGGCGGCGATTTCTCCGCGAGCGTATCTATCCGAAATATCGAGTTCGACGGACGCTCCGCGGACACCGCCGGAACGCAGGTCGTCGAATCGCAAGAAGCGATCCTCAAGGTCGTTTCCCTCTGTATGTCTCAAGAGGAGCTCCGCTTCGCTATGCCCTACGCGAGAGTAGAGGGAGAGGGCGAAAATATGACGATCAAGAATCCGAAATGCGGAGTTATTCCGCTCTCCGCGTATTGTAAAAATATTACAATGTTCGCGAAGCTTATTTCGGGAAAATTCAAGAGAATCACAATCTACAACCCTATGAGCGAAAACGGCTTGAACATCAAGGCGGCACCTAAAGCAGAGGGCGAGGTCTCTCTCGAGATCAAGGCACATCAAACGATCGACGAACTCGACGGCGATTTGTGGGAAATCAAAGACGTTTCCGAAATTGCCGACGCGGTAGCCGCCGCAAATGAAACCAACGCAACCGAACCCGCCGCAAACGGCGACGCCGAA